AACTCCAACACTTAAAGTATCTGTCTCTTCAGCGGCGTTGAAGGGCCATTCAAATTCGGCCTGACTAATTTTCGACTGCGCTGTAATTACCGCATCCTTGACCAGAGCTTGTACGCCTCGCACAGTGGCAAACTCAGCCTCAACGATTTCAACTTCGTTAAGTCGGCGCAGAACCTTATTGCATAAAGATATATATGTGCTGGGCATGTCAGACTTTCAGAAATGGCAATGGGGCCAGCGGTTAGGCCAGCCCCAGAGTGGTTTATGCTAGGTAGTCACGATCAGCTGTTGCAGCTATCATGTCGTGCGATCCCATGTCTGAGATATCCATCAGGATAGCCCAAAAACGGAGTGTGCCCTTGGTGACATCTGTCTCTGTTGCAAATTTAACATCGATAGTGTCCGCTGCAGAGATTACCTGCACTTGAGCAGCCTCAGTGCCGGGAGTTACGCCGTAAGTGCCCACGGCACCTCCGACACAATCAAGCCCATCAACATAGAGATCGACAGCCGCTGGAGAAGCGCCTGTGAATCCCATGTCTAGAGTCAGTGTCCCGTCTGCTTGTGCAATGATTTCGATACCAGCGGAAAGGATAACATTCCCGGCAGGGACGTTAAGAACTTCCATTGTATCGTTTGCAGCAAAGTCTGAGCCTTTCAAGACGATTGCGGCTGCAAGGTCTATCGTGTTTTGCACCATGTATGGGGAACGTCCCCGTGCCGAGCTGCCTTGTGCAGCGTGATCTGCAGTTGCTAAGTTAGCCATTTGAAATCCTCCTTATGCTGCGTTGTATTTGGCGGTTACGAGTGCTTCGGGACGAAGAATCTTCGATCCGTAGACTTGCATCCCGCGCACGATGTCCGAAAATGAGTCTGGATCACGGTAAGTCTCAGTTTTCGAGATGGTTTCTGCAGTAGCAACCGCTGAGTTGTGACCAGCTACTATAATGCCGAAGTTAGCAGTCTGATTGGCAGTACCAGATGTTCCTGCACCAGTACCCACCGCTGGAAGATTGCTTGAAGTATACACACGGAAGCCGTGGAAGTTCTTCAAGGTCAGTCCGTTACGGAGTCCACCCGACTCACCATAGTCTGCATTCATAAAGCGTGAATCCTCGTCTGCGAGGAGTTCCATAAACACCGGATCAACACAGAGCCATCTATTCTGGCTATCAACTTGCTGCTGATCCATCAGACGTTTCATACGAGCAACTACCATCGCTGGTGATGCTGTAGCTGTTGGCAGTGCAGTAGCACCGGGCAGACGTGCTGCTAGTGGAATGGAATGATCAGCAGCGGAACTTGTAGTAATATTCCCGAAGCTATCTTTCCGTAGTTTCATGCTGGTGAGCAATTCATCCGTACCAGCAGTTGCAACAGCCTTATCACCACGGGCTGTGGTATTGGCTGTATCTGCCGAACCATGAATTTCAGACTGTTTGAAGCCACAGAGATAACCAAGAACGTCTTGGTCAAACTGGTCAGCCAAACGATAAGCTGCACGATCTGTAGCCAAATCCATGAAATTGATATGCGAGTGTGCGCTTTCGATATCATCCATCTTAAAGGCGAAATAGTTTGCCTTATTTACAACCAGAGAGAAGTCTTCATCGTCTAAATCTTGTGGTTGAATCGTGGTGCCACGGGCATACGAACTCACTGAAATTTCAGGCTCTTTAACGATACGAACTGTATCACCTTGGGTATTGATGGAGCCAAAGTAATCAGTGTTGGAAATGTCACCTACTACGGTGGCTTTTCTAAACGCAAGTTGGGTTTTTTTGCTATAAATTATAGAACTGAACGAGCCATTTGGCAGGTTGCCATGTCCTGTTGCTGATTGGAATGCCATTATTATTTCTCCTGAATGAAATGGCTGTAAGTTAACTAATACAATTAGAAATCGCCTATAATGGCGTTAGTAATACTCTAATTATAAAAGCAGCTAGATCAGACAATTGAACTTTAGTAGCAGTTTCCCCAGAGTTTCGCATAAGCGGGTCTAAGGATACTGGTGGACTGAAGGTTTATTATCTGGGGGTAAGATGAGGGGTATACTTTTAAAGTGTCCGACATCTTAAATGTTCAATGAACTCATTGTAGCACATTGAGATTACTTATGCAATAGTTAAGTGCTTAAGTATGTAAATATAGTGAGTGTAATTAACGTGCGCCACCGGAAATATCATATGAAAATTTACCGGATTTCATAGAAGCCATAATAGCTTCCTCATTAACTTCGTACTCGTCTGCAGTCATTCTATTAACCATACTCTCTGAGAAATCTGCTTTGTTTCCAGAAGAGGGTGCAGAGGCAGATGTACGACCCACAGATTGGGCTGCAGACTTGCCATTACTTTTTCTTTTACTGTTGTCTGACTTATACAGGTCAATGGTCCTAGAGGCCCACTTAGCGTCTGTATTATTTTTATATACACTGTCTTGCAGGGCGGTAGGCTGCAGGGAGACCCACTCATGGAAGTTGCGGTCTTGTCGTATCTCTGAAAAGTCTGGGTGCAATTTAGTTAGCTCTTGCTCTGCACTCTGGCGGTGCAGAGACTTCTCGAACTTTTCGACTTGCACAAGGCGTTTCTCGCCCTCTTCTAAAGCCTCATTCGCCCGTTTACGTGCAATCGTATCAACAATCTTAGCAACATCTGGGTATCTACCTGCCCAAGCCTCTACCTCTTCATCTGTCTTCGGAAACTTAATCTGCTTGCGAGTGGCTGCAGCAAGTTGAGCCTTAACAGAGGATAACTCTTCATCTTTTTGATTTCGCACAGTCTGGATGTGGCGCTGGATATCTTGATAGCGTTTTTTGTAGCTTTCCTCTTCAGCATCTAACTCAGGTTCTGCAGAAACTTGTGCCACCTCTTGTGAATATGACATCTCATTATCTTCATCGGCTGCGCGTTTATATTTACTCATTAATACCTCTTACGGGTCCAGCTATGCTGGGTATCCACTATTAAACCCTAAATGCGAAAGAATTAGACTTAAGCATACTGGGCAGTTTAGATGTCTTCGGCTTCAACTTCTTAGTATCGTCCTCGTCATCAAGTTTATCGTCCACCTCTATGGTAGCGACTTCGACATCTACTCCCTCTGGGAAGTAAATTTCTTCGGATGCTTCGGCTTCCGTTTCACTTTCGTGACCCCAGCCTTGGTTTTTCAAATCCAAATGATCGTCATAGGATTTAGTCATCCTACCTTCGCCCGTTTTCGGGTCGTACATCATGTGATGTTCATACTCGGCTTCTTCACCGCCGACTTCCTGAATAAGGCCTTCCATCTGCATGGACATCAGGCCCATCTCCGCTTCAGTCTGCATACTCTGGATGTGCTTGAGGCCGTGCCATTTCACTACATGGGCTGGCAGGACATACTCGTCAGTGGACAGCTTGGCGTCTATGTCATCACGAACATTTTCTGCGTTGGAGCCGATTGGAATGGGATTACCTGAAACACCGTCGAAGCCCATGAGGCCGTCCATCATGCCATCACCGCAAGAGTTAGCCATACCACCGTGGCTCATCTGCACCTTTTCATCGTCTGTAACTTCTGGGGCTACATTGCGCTGAACTGCCTTCCCGACTTCTTTCTCACGGGTGGTTAGTCTGCCATCTCCGTTAGTGTCGGCTTCTTTATCGTCTAATTGAAATTTTTTATTTGCCATGTCTAATCCCTCTGGCGTTGTAATACCTTTGTTAGCGGTAGCCAGACCGCCTAATGCCATTTCAGTATCTCCGCCCTTGTACCGACTACGGAAAGGTGAGGTGTCAAAGCCTATCTTTTCCGCTGCGTATAATCCCATCAAGCCACCTAATTTGCCGGTATCCTTCAATACATCCAACATTGTAGGAAGCCCCTCGTCAGTGGGCGTGTAATAATCCTCTGGATACTTATCCATTAGGTAGGACTGTTCCTGTTCAAAAAGCTCTCGGTTGTCTTCCATACTCTGGCTGGAGCCTGTCGAGTAATACTCGTCCAGAATAATCTTAGCCTCTTCAGCAGAGGTCTGGTCGTTCATATACTTGTGTGCGTCATCGTCTTTAGTCTGAAGCTCAAACTCAGCGTCTTCGCCTGTAGCCTTTGACCAGTTCACACCAGACTTCTTGGCGTTATTAATTGCAGTCTTGAGGTCTACTTCTTGACCATCCCAGATGGTGGGTATGAGTACCTGATCTCCATCCATCTCCACAATGGCACTACGGACTGTGGATATGGTTCCATCTTCATTCTTTAGTGCGGCATCATTCGCAATATTATAAAAGTGATGTTCTAGAATAGGGTCCATTGTTTGTCCTTGAAATACCTTAGTTAAGGCATTAGATAAGTGGTATGAGTGATGAACTTGAAGATACTGAAGTAGATTTAACAGACCCTTTAAGGGCTGGGATATATTCTCTAGCGTTCATGATCCAAGGTACTACCAATGATCTACCTAAAGATGTTCTGGAAATTATAGAGGCTATAATTGACCAAGAACGTAATCACTGATCCTTCAGATAATCCATAAGCAAACCGTCTACATAGTCATTGGCTTGCTTCTGCCCTACCTCATTTTGCAACTCTATAAATTTAGATGCTTGCTGTACATATAGTGAATCCATTGGTTGTTTTGTATTTGGGTTCATAGTAAAAACCCTTTGGTCAGATGGTAACGTATATGTTCTTGGGGGGGTATTCGATCCGATACGATATCCATCTTTTAATGCTGCGTCTTTCAATCTAGGAAGTGCAGTATTTCTAGCTCCTATTATCCAAGGTATGTCAGTACCATACGTCTCAGAGCCTGTTCCCTGTGCTGCTGTGTACTTCGTATCATATGAAGGATGGTCAGCTTCCATCAAACCTTTCTGCAAGTCGGGGGTTCCAAACCTATATCCAGTACTAAAACTTTCAGCATCTATTAGGTCAGGATTTGTAGAAGCAAACCTAATATATCCAACATCAGGCGCACCCTCTAATGCTTTTATGTCGGCATTATCCACCCTTTGCATGAAAGGCTTCCGTATTTGCTCTGCGCTCTGAGTACTGAACCAATCCCGAAATGCCTCTGAACCGACACTAGGTAAGGGTAAGTTTTGAGCGTTGGGCAATGGAGGTAAATCTTTTTTGGCTCTAACCTTATTAACTTTTGCCAACTCTTTGCTACTAAAATTTTCAACTATTTTAGCAAATTGAGCATCAATCGACTTTATAGTCTCAGGAGGCATATCGGCTGAATACATATACTCGCTAAACAACTCTCCCTGATGTTTAGAGAAATCTCCTGATCGCTCTCCCATTGGGACATAAGCAAGTTTAATATTCTCTTTCTTATTGTTAGCTTCCTGAAGAACCTTATCTTTCGGGTTCATAACTCCTTTATGAGAAGCCCAGACCTCACCAGTGTCCATATACTCAGGGCCAGCATTCATCCTTACAGGGCGTTTAAGCGTCAGATCACTAAGTTTTTTAACGTCTATGTCGCCAGCCGTTCGATCCCCAGCTACGAAGTACGTCATAAACCCTTCATTATCACTAGGAGTAATGAGCTTTGAGGAGTTTAAGTTTCCAAGCTCTTCACTTTCTACCTGCCAGTTATAGGGAGCTTCTTTTTGTTTTGCGTTCAGAGAAAACGGCGTGAATAAAGCATCGTCTTTGGCTCGGCCCCCGTCTCCTCTAGGGGCATTAAAATAATCTGACCCTTTAATAACTCTAGAAGCACTTAAGTCCTGAGTATCTTCTACTGTACCTCGACCTCGTATAAAGTCTAAGTCGCCATCTCTTACTGCCCTAGCTGTACCAGTAAGCTCTCCAGCAAGCTGACCGCTTTTCTCAGCCGCCATCCTAGCACCGGACATGATAGCCTTTTGTGCAGCATCACCGACAGCAGGGACTAGTCCTACTATAGTGCCTACGGCTCCTAACCCCCCAAGTGCGCCTATAAGATAATAATTAGGATTTTCACGATCCAGTTCTTTTTGGATCATTTGCACGGTTTCGTAGCCGCCTTTTATATCTCCAATAATTGGGGTGAAGTCCAAGGCCAGACTTCCTAGCTCTTTGGCAGTCATGGGAGTTAAGTCAATTTCAGGGGCTGGAGCGTTTTTAGTCGAAAAACCTCCCACCTTTACGCTAGGGGTATCTAATCCGAAAAAGGAGTCTAACCCTTGAAATGGTTCATCTTCCTGAAGCATGTCATCTGTTTCAGTATCTTTATCGTCACCAAACATATAATCGTACAGGTCCACTATTCGGCCCCCTTAATAACTTCATCTCTAAGTGTCTTAATGCGGCGTAATTCCGCGACTGCGCCTTGAATGCGTTTGATCTTATCCATGTCAGTCTCAATGCTTAATTGGATAAGATGTTGCTCAATCCTTGCATCTGCGTAGGACTTCAAAAGAGAGAATGTCTCCTTAGTATTTACCATTAGGAGTAGTGATCTACAGAAAGACTTATCCATGTTACATCATCTGTGCTTGCTGAGGCTGAGGGGCATTACCGCCGTTTGCTCCACCGCCGCCACCAGTAAACCCAGCGGCATCTGGTTCAGGAGCCTGTCCTGCAGCAATATTTCCATTACCGTTGCCTGTCGGGTCTTGTACTGGGGGTGGTCCTTGCGGCCCTGCCTCTTGCGGCTGGGGTGGCTGTTCAGGCATTAAGGCCTGTATCTCAGCCATCATCTTCTGTTGGATGGCGGCTTCGCGTGGGTCATTCAGTATCTTATCTTCATCAAGGTCCATAGAGGACGCTAACTCACGTAAGATGTAGTCATATTTCACGAAGGGGGCCATAGAGGGGTTGGCTGTCATCTGCATGAACTGCAGGAGACGCTGACTTCTGACTTCATTACGCATCAGACTTTCAGTGCCACGGGCTTTTACGTCTAAGTCTCCGATAAATTCCTTGTTGAAATTGAACTGCATATTGAACGCAAATAAGCTGCGCCCTAGAGGAGACA